ATCACGCTCACGATCAAGCTCGGCTGTTTTGCGTCTTGCCCATGACTGTCCTTCATCACCACCCCAAAGAAGCCAAGCTATAGCACCTGCACTTGGATAACCCTCTTCACCTCTGTTAAAACCTTCAGCTTGTTTATCAACTTCATGTCTTGAGAAAAACGAATGCATACGTCTTACACTTCGTGGGCTTAACCTTTCACGATTTTTGAGACTGCTTGCTCTTTGCACGCCCACCATAGTACCGCCACGATTAAATTTTTTGCGTAACTCTAAGCCTCTTGTTGCGTTTATAGCCATTGCCGCAGTTGGCTTTGTATCAACATCACTTTCTGCTTTTTCTATGTGATCTTCATCATCTTCATCATTTTTATATCTAGGTTTTTTTCTTTTTTTTGGTTTCTTGCGTTTGTCATCATCATCATCATCATAATGTTCTTTAACCGTATCACCAGTAAGTTCTGTATATTCATCATGATTTTGACAAGGCATCCATATTGTTTCACCATCTTCGGTGTGCATATGGGAACCAATGCAACCTATTTCTTTTGCCCTTTCTTCCGCTTCGGCTTGACTGGTGAAGACGTCTTTTCGGATTTCTTCTTTTTCTCCGTAAGCCATTTCGGAATCACTTTTTGAATTATTTTCTTCAGCCACTGCAACATCTGGACCTCCTAATGGAAATAAATTTGCGGCAATATATACTTCATCACCACCTTTGATGGGTTCAAGACCCAATCTTTCCCTCGCTTCATTGCGAGTGATAATACCTTCACGGACTGCAGCCGTTACATTTTCATAGATACGTCTGCGTCTTTCTGTAATTGCTGGTATACTTTCAAAATCATATTGGATATTTATTGCATCGCCAAAACTTGGTGCTAACCATTCATTAAGATCACTTATAATTCTTTGAGCAAGTGGCATTATGGTTTCTTCATATAAAGCTAATCTTGCTTCTTGAACATTCGCATATGTTTGGCTGTCTGGTATTCCAATAAGCTGTGAGGGAACACCAAAACAAAGAGCAATATCTTTTGCTGCCATGTGTTTATTCTGCAAAAAATCCATGTCTTTTGGTGACATTGCCATTTCTTTCCAATCAAAATCACCCTCAAGCAAGACAGGTCGACCTGCATTTTTTGTTCCAACAAACCTTTGCTCTAAATCTTTTGATATTTGCTCCCTTTGACCGTCTGATAACATGGTTGTATTTCCCATATCATCCTTTGGTTTAAAAACTATTGCACCAGAAGGTCTTGCTCCATTTACTAGAAGACCAATATTATGTTTCGCAATCATATTATGTTGATCTAAATCAACCGCAGCTGCCATCAAAGGTGAACATCCTAAGTAATCATCTAACGGATTCCACATTTTAAAATGTTTTATTTCAGACTGACCAGTGACCGGATCAGCTTCATATCTTGCTGCAACCTGTCCATTTAATTTGTATTTGTAGGATTTTGGTATTGATGTTTCGCTTGGCTCAATTTCTATTCTATCAGGACGCAAAAGATACATTTCTGTGGGTATTTGATTTACTGCGCTAGCAAGTGCATAACTATTCCCAGATAGCAAAAGATAAGAATATAAAGATTGAAAATATTCAACACCTGCTTGCGTTGGGTTTGGACGTTTTAACAATGTAATTAATGGATGATTGTCTAGTTCAATTTTTCCTTGAAAAACTTTCATTGGTATTGACGCTGCACCATTTGCTATTTCATTTACACATCTATAAACGATGGCATTTTCTTGATAACCCTCTTTAGCGTAATCTTTATATCCGTCCCTACGATTGTGAGAGTAAAGAGTATGCCCTGCCATATAAATTTTTGGAGCCTCTTTTTTTTCAATTGTATTAACAAAAAGATTTTTGATATTATCAACGATGCCCATTAACTTATTCTCCAAACTGGCTTGCCGCTACGCTGCGACAACTCTGTGATAGCCCACACTAGAGCATCTAATCTATCAGGTGACTTGCGTGAAGATACAGTATATGAAATCAATTGATCTTCCAATGTTCTAAACTCTCCAACATGGTGTACCTTCTTTTGTTCATATAAAGCCGCCACTGGTTCGGCTCGAACTAACTTACCACGACTTGCCCTTACCGCAGAATACGGAACTGACCTATCTATTGTTCTTACCACTTTTTCAACCAAATCGCCACCATTATTGACTTCTGCAATAATTCTGTCCGCTTGATACTTGTGAAAATACTCAATTGCTGTCCTTGCCCAACCATCAGGACTTGCTTTTAATGATGCATCATCAAGTATATAATACTTACCATCTTCGCTTGAACCTGCGACTACAATACCAGTTTCATCACTAAACTCTCCACTTGTAACCGCAGGGTCAATCGCAACAACAATTCTTGTGAGATCAGGCATTTCATCTTTTAAAATTCTTTGTTTTTCAATATTGCTATATGACCATAACGCACCTTCTAAATCATCTAATACTTCTGCATAAAGTTCTTGTCGACCTAATCTTGTGCCTTCATATTTTTCTTTAAGTTGCTGCACTGCCGCAGGTGCAAGATTATCAATATTATCAAAGGTATTTCCGCGAGTAATCAAAGTACCAGTTCTTTTTAACAAATTTCTTGTAAGTTCATTTGGCTTTGGAGTGGTTGTTATTACACACTGTGGATTTTTTCCCAACCGCAAACCAAACATAAGTTGATCAAAAGTATCATCATAACGCCAAGAAGATATTTCATCGCACCAAGCTCTATGAAATTGTGGACCACGTAATCTGTCTGGTTCTGTAGCACTAAACCCCATAATCTTTGATCCGTTGTATAAGGTTATTTCTGACGCACTTGCATTATATCCTCTGCCCCTGCCCTCCATTAAACATTCTTGTGGTAAAAATTTTAAGATACCTGAGACACCGCCAAAGGCGACTCGTCTTAAATCTCCAAATGTCGGCACTACTACCGCAACTTGCACTTCTGGATTGCGCAAAGCAAATAAAACAGTGTCCATTGCGCCTGTTCTAGTTTTACCCCATCCACGACCTGCTAATATTAACCAAGTTGCCCAATCACCGTATTGATTTGAAGGTGGTGTTAGTTGACTATCCCTAGCCGTTTTGAGCCAATCATTGTAAAGTATGCTTGTAGCGTGATGACCTTGCTTCTGCAATTTTATCCAATTGTTCAAGAACTTCTCTGAAGGCTTCTGGATTGCTGACATCTGCACTGACTTTACTTATCTCCTGTGCTTGACCAAGTGCTAATTTACCAATTTTTTGAGCGTTCATAGCGATTTGAGACAACTCACGTAAAACATCTGATGGCATCCCATTTGCAGGATTTTCTTGCTCTATCCTAAAATCTTCTCGTAATCTAGTTGCTACTTTTTGCAACATCCCTTGCGCTATAACTAAAGATGTATCATCTAACCTTTTACCATCATCGACCATTTTTTGCAGTCGCTCAGCATCAATTTTCATTTGTAATTCAGTTTGATACCTGTTTTTAGCTTGCTGCCAATTTTCTTTTTCTACCCACCTATAAAGCGTTGCTCGTGCAACTTCATATTTTTTAACTAAACCATCTATAGTGGGAAAAACTCTTTGACCTTCTTCATTTACAAAGCCATGAACAAATTCATTTCTAAGCGTTTGTCTTAAATCTTCTGTTAGTTTGTTTGTCATTTTACGTTATCAGCTAATCTCAGTTCTTCTCAACTTTTAGTGTATTTTCTTTTTTCTTCAACAATATTTGGTGTTTAGTTGTCCATGCTTTGTTATATTCTGCATTTTCAAATAATTTTGAAAAGCCTGTTATATGTTTTAATCGTAGTAATTCATCTGCGCTCATACCTAAATGATTACATATATCTGCATCAGCCCATCCATTATCTAACATAGAGAATACCATATTTGACATTCCACCGACAGAGTGTTTTCCTCTTGCCCTGTTATGCCTTACTGTAGATGCCATTCTATCATTAATTTCTTTATCTAAAACGACGATAGGCAACATACCTTTATTTCTTTCTTTTATATCTTCATTATTCTTGCACGTGAAATATCTGTGAAAACCATCTATTATAACGTATTTGTCTTTATCTTTATCATAAACCGTTACAACAGGCTGTGTGTATCCATCATGAAGTATTGACGTATAAAGCAGATGCATTTCATGACTTGCGACACTATTTGGGTTATAATCATTAGCTTCAACTTTTGCTACTGGAACCCATTTTACGTTACTTACTGGCTGTTGAATAGGTGAGAGATCATAAAGAAAGTCTTTTATCTGCTCAATGTAATTTATTTTTTCATCATCTGATAAGTTTTCTATATCTTGATGCAGTTGCGTAAAAGCTTTACTCATTATCTGTATTGCTCCTTGACATATTTGAGACTAGCAGGGGTTCTTGTACGACTATATAATTTACCTTTTTTCCAATCCCTATACACAATCATTGCAGGAGAGTTCAAAAACCCTGCTATTTTTACGAATTCCCAATCATTCACCAGTAAACTCGCAATTTGTTTTTTATATAAGTCCTCAGGGTATGCCATTTCTGCATATAGATTATCCATCCTTGCCCATTCTTTTTTAAAAATTGCTTTATTTTTTTCAATTGTTATGAGTTTTTCTGTCAAATAGTCTCTGTACTCTTTCCACGTATTAAACATCCACGGAAGATTTTGAACTGCAAACATTTCATGCTTCTGCATATGTTTAGCTTGATTGATGCCCCCAACCCTTTTTGCTAAAGCATCCCAAGTATCACCTTCAATTTCATGTAAAAAAAACAAACTATGTACGGCTGTTTCATGATGTAAATTTGAAACCCTCATTTTGTGAGGCGCGATTCCATAACGATACAATTCATCATATATTTGACAATATTTCCAATTGTTTTGATGAATTGCTTTCCAAACATCTGACAAACACCAATCATATAATGGATAAAACGTATAATGATGTTTTTTTCTATTTAGTATTTTTCCCCATGTAATATCTTTGTATGTCTGCCCAGTGGTCAAACCTGCTAATCTTGTTGGACTTTCTTCTGCTCTTACCCCTGCCAAATATGCACAAGGTTGATCAGGACTATAATGATTGATAATTTTCTCAAAAATATCATGGAATCTATCTGTCCCAAACAAGTTTTCTTTTACACTTATATCTTCTTTTGGACGCATCCATTCATCACCCTCTCGCCAACACATGAGCCAAGGTTCATCCATAGAAGTTGCATTAAATAATTTAATAGGGCATTGAATCCAAATAGGTTCTACCCTTGGGTCTGCCATTGCTAATCGCATATATTCAATAGTCATACGATATTCTGCTTCTTGATCTAAGAACATCATTTTGACCGGCAAGCATCCACGTCTTTCTGCAACAATTAAAGCAAGCTCCATTGTAACAGTGCTGTCTTTGCCACCTGATGTAGAGATTATTACATTATTATCAAATTCTTCAAATATTCTATCAATACGTTTGAGAGCCTCATCCCAAACATTTTCTTTAAGAAATATTTTCATTTAATAAATTCCTAAGAACGGTAATGCAATGAGCATCATAATCAGACGCTACAAAAGTATTACCTTTTTTACTTACCTTAAAATTTAAGATTGGTATTCCATATCCACAAGTCACATCACCTATACGAGAATATTTTTTTCCTAAAAAATGACATACTTGTAAATTGGTCATTCCTTGAGGCACCTCAACACCCCAACAACTCAAAGTTTCCCAATGAGTGTTTAATTTTACTTTTACCTGCAAATCTGGTTTTGGAAGATATTTCTCCAGTTTTTTATTAGTGATTGCTAATCTTGGTTTATGTGAAAGATCATCCCAAAGTTCTGCAAATTTAGATGAAAATTCATTGTAAGAAATTGTTTTCTCTTTTGCTCTTACATCAAAAACTTTAATACCTGCTGGAAATGGTGGCTCACAATAAATAACATCACAAGATTCAAGCTCGGAAAAATAACCTTCTGTAATTATATTTCTTCTCAAACCTATGCACCCATCATAATCAAACCTTTCTGTTGGCTTCAATCCTACTATCTGTTTCGTACCGTTTTTGAGAGCAGAGTTATATATCATCGTGATCTTGCTCTATTAATTATTTCTGTTTTTTTTACTGCTGCACCCATAGTCCAATACTTCCATTCATAAAGATAAAAATAAACAAAACTTTTATTATAAAACTTTTCAGAAACACCGTATTTTCTTATCCATTTTACAACTTCTTCAAATTCTTTATCATTTCCCCATTCTTTTTTTCTTACATAAAAGTGTGGGATTGTAGCCATCGTTTTTGCAAAATGCCATTTTTGTGCAGCAAATAAATCAAAAATGATTTTATTATTCATTAGACCCCTGTTACTTTAAATGTCTCTGCACAATAAGGACACATTACTTCTAAACCTTCATTGGATTTATCATTTTTTATTGAATCAATAGAACCCATCATGCCTTCTCCTGCTTTTATCAAAGCTTTTTCATCTATTTCTTTATAATCAAATGACGGTTCCAAATTTGGTTGATAGTCCATAAAATCAAATTCATTTTCCATTGACACAACAGAAAGATCAAAATTATCATCAACAATTGATTTTAACTCAGAATATAAAAGAGCATTATCCCATTGTCCTTTTTCTGCTAACCTATTGTCTACGATTACATAAGCTTTCTTTTTTGAATCTGACCAACCTGATGCTATTACACATGGTACTTCATCCAATTCCAATTGTTCTGCAGCATAAAGCCTTCCATGCCCTGCTAATACTTGATCATTTTCATCTATAAGAATTGGTTGAGTCCAACCCCATTCTCTGATACTATTCGCAAGTTGATCAATTTGAGTATCTGGATGTATTTTTGGATTTCGGTCATAAGGTATTAGCTCTTTCACCTTTTTTTTAATTATCTTTTCAGCCGCCCATTGATCTTTTGCCATATTATATCCTAACAACATTTATAAATATTTTATAATGTTTATAAATTTTTATGCAATAGTATTTAAAATAAATAAAAAAAGACCCTCCAAGGAAGGTCTAGTTGTGAGGAGAATTGTATGAGCAAAAACTTATAAACAGATTTATATCATTTTTTTGCATACTTGCCTAGTACCTCTTGTGAAATTCTCCGTCTTTCTTCATTGGTAAGGTTTCTATCAGGAACTGTATTCTTTACAGGTAACCTTCGTAATGGAGTTTTCTTTTTCTTTTCCCTAATTATTAAATTATAAATCAATCCTTCATGTGGTCTTGTTCTTGGATATTCCTTCAAATATGATTTACAGGCATCTGATATTTCATCTTGTGTAAAATTTTGCAACGTATCCATCCAACCCAAAAGAATATCTCTCTTCACAAGATCATCTTGTGGTAATTGAAAATATCTTCCCATCAAAGCCTGTGCTTTTACTGCAATAAATGCTCGATGCTTTGTTAACTCATTTTCATTTAATGTATCTTTATACAAAACAATATTAGTCATTCCGAACCCTCGCTATATCATTCACCATACTTCTGAAATTATTATCAATATTTTCATGGCTTTCTAAATCATCGTTCCAACGCTCTTGGTTTAACCATGTCGCTAAATGTGGGATAAACTTTTTATCAGCATTTGAAATTGTATCAATGTAACAACGTAAACAACTTTTAAGTTCACCTACATTTATTTTTTTACAAGCTTTCAACCAAGCTTGCTTTGCTGCACCCTTACCAATCCTTTTTGGATACAACAACCACATTTCTTCAAACATTTGCTCCCAAAATATTATTTGTTCATTTACAAGGTTATTACTTACAGGGTTAAGGGTCTGCATTTTTTGCATAGACTCCCCTGCAATTTTTGCAGTACCCCCCTGCAATTTTTGCACCCCATTATTTGAAATATTTAAAATATATTCATTTGATGTTTGGGAACCGTTTGGTCTATGTCTTGGAACTTTAGTAATAAGTTTTTTAGTTTCCAATTCTTCAATTTTACTGTGTACTGTTCTAACAGACATTTCACAATCTCTTGCTAATAAGTTAATGCTTGGAAAGCATCCATTATCAGGATTATGTCTATCTGCTAAATGCAGCAAAACAATCTTGGTAGAAGGTCTTAGACCTTTTATCTGCCAAGCCCAATTTGTTGCTATATGTGACATTACTTTTACCTTTCATAAATTATCTATTGTCATACTGAGAAAAAATATGTAAAGGTGTCCTCAGTATATACAGGTTCGCACTTCAATATACTATATGACATTTTGCGTTTATGCAAACTTCATATTGCCTTAAGCCCATCTGTTTTAATAGCAGATGGGTTTTTTTATGGGTGATCATTGAAATACCTAGATAGCTTTTCCAAAGTATTAGAAGATGGATTACCGTCATTTTTTCTTATACGAGACAATGACATAAAGGTAAGACCACATTTTTCTGCAACAATGGCAAGCCTTCTATCTTGCAGCTTACTTCTTACTTGATCAGCAGTAAGCATCTTAAAATCAGTTTCTTCCATATTTTTTCCTTATTTTGTTACTTTTTTTAATTTACACTTTACAATAGTTAACTACTAGTTTAAATAAAGTAAATAGGCAATATAGGAAAATGTAAAATGAACGTAAAATATACATCACCAGTTATAATTCAATTATTTATTTCTCAAGCAATACTTGAACATCAAAAATGGCTTACAAAGCTTTTAGAAAATAAAGATATTACTTTTGAAGAATTAAAACGTAGAGAGTTTCCAATGGATGCTCATAAAGTATTAGATGAAGCAATCAATAAAGCATTTGAGGTAAATGGTATTGATGCAAAAATAGATGCAGAAAAATACTTAGAAGCAAATCCCCTTAAACAATTACATATTGATAAAGTAAATGGGGCAGCAAATGAAAATTGATAGCACATTAATTACATTAGTAGCTGAACAATTAGACGATCATAAAGATGACCTAAATGCTTTTTGGGATACGCTTGATGGGGAAACAGACATTCTTGATTTTGTGGGTGTTATGTTAGAAAGGCTGTTAGAAACAGAAAGTCAAATTGATGCTATTGATTTACTAATAAATAAATACATCACAAGAAAAAGTGGTCTAGCTAAACGTAAAGATGATATAAAAAATTCTTTACACAAAGTAATGAAATGGACAGGTCAAAAGAAAATACCTCATGCCATTGCAACAATTTCAGAAAGGAAAGGAGTAGACGTAGTTAATATTACTAATGTGAAGGATATTCCATCACAGCTTTGCAAGGTGACCGTTACACCTGATAAAACAGAAATCAAAAAACAATTACAAGCAGGGGTCAAGATTGACGGTGCAGAATTAGTACAAACCTCTGAAACTATATCAATAAGGATGAAATAAAATGAGTGAAGCAATACAAGCTTTTATTAAAGCACAGAGCGACCTTGGTGTAGCTATCAAGAATGCTAAAAATCCATTTCTTAGAAATAAATATGCAGATATAAATGCTATCCAAGATGCAGTATTTCCTGTATTCCACAAACATGAATTTGCTATAATTCAAGAAGGTGGTGCAGATGAATTTGGACAGTACCTTGAAACAAAGCTTATACACGCGACAGGAGAAGCTTTTACAAGCAAAGTGTATCTAGAGTTTAAAAAAGCTGATATGCAGTCTCTCGGGGGCGCTCTGACGTATGCAAGGCGATATGGTCTTATAGCACTTACTGGTGTTCCAGTACAGGATGATGACGGTAACACTGCAAACGGTGAGCAACATATGAAAATGAAGCAAGCTGTATCGCAATCACAGTCAAATAGAAAGCCACCTAAACAACTTAAATTATTAGAACGTGGTGAAAATCTTACAAGAGCATTGAAATCATGTACTGCAGAACAACTCATAGGTTTTGCAACAGAAGCAGGTTCACTTATTGAACAAATTAGAGAGTTTGATAATGATACTGCAGATAATTTAAATCAAGTGTATCGTGAGCGTGAAGCAGAGTTAGGTTTGGGATAATGAAAAATATTGTTGTATCAGGTAATGTTGGATCAAATGCAGAACTTCGTACTACTCAAAATGGTGATGATGTTTGCTCATTCAATGTTGCTGTCTCTGATAGGAGAAGAAAAGAAACGATTTGGTTTACTATCTCTTATTGGGGAAAAGCAGGGAAAGCAGTTTGTGATTATATCAAGAAAGGTTCAAGCGTCACTGTATCAGGAGATTTGTTTACCAAAGAATATAATGATAAAACATATTTGAACATAAATGCTCATGCTGTAACTTTAGGCAAGCGTTCACAAGAATATGAAACTGATCAAGACACAACTGATTTTAAAAATATGGATGATGAAATTCCGTTTTGAATGATAAGCCAAGCATATCTGTGAGATTAAATGACAAAGGTGATTTTGAGCCAGTAAGCGCATTTGATGCTGAACAGTTAGCAATGTGTCCAAGAGGGCAGGTCTTCACGGTAACACCCCATCTTGATCGCTCTCTTGAACATCACAAAATGTATTGGTCTATTTTATCATCAGTGGTCAAAGCGACAGGACGTTGGGCAACTGTGGATCATTTGCACCGTGATTTAAAAATGGCGTGTGGATATTATCAAACGGTTGCAAGTGAAATGGGAGGAGTTTATTATCTGCCTGACTCAATCGCTATGAGGAAAATGGATCAACAGGAATTCAATTTGTATTTTGATCACGCGATGAAAAAACTGTCAGAGACAATTGGCTATGACCCATTACAGCGATGAAATGATTATGATAAGAGCAATGCCGTGTCCAAAATGTGGAGCACAACCAAGAGAACATTGCAAAAGAAAACCAAATAAAGATGGTAGAATAAAAAATCATGAGCAAAGAATGTGGTATTGGCATCAATTTATAAAGAGGCTAAAAAATGACAAATTTAGCGAAACGACCACCACTCGGTTTGAAATTTAAAACCAAAACAAAAGATTCAAAGTATCTTGACTACATTAGATCATTGCCTTGCATCATTTGCCAAGAGCATCATGAACCACAAAATAGTGTCACTACTGCACATCATCCAATTCATGATCGATTCAGTACTCGCAAAACATCTGATTATGATGCAATACCGTTGTGTGAAGGTCACCATCAAGGACTTTGGGATTTGTCAAAAGTCGCTATTCACAAAGAACCACAGCTTTGGCGAATCAAATATGGTTCAGATTACTCATACACTGAGAAGGTTCATCCCATTGAACCTTTATAGCTAAGTGAGGGATTTGTCCAACTTGAGTATATTTTTTGAAAGCTGATATGTGCCACACTTGAGCATCATCTTGGAAAACAACTTGATTGCATCCATCTAATGCGGCTTTCACAATGTTATCAATATCCGGTCGAGGCGGAACAAGAACACCAGATTGACAATCAAGTGTTTTCTTTTTGCTATATGATTTAGGAATTTCCATCACTGCTTCTATTATTACGCTGCACCTTCTAGTGCTTGCATCTAATTTTTGGGAGGCCATTTGCACCCATGCAGCTTGTTGAATACGTTTTTCATATTCCTTTGTTTCAGTTGGCGTATAAGCCAAACCCTTAGATGTAAAACGTGGACGACCCTTGCCTTTCGGTTGACCATCCACGCGAAATTTCACAGTTCGTATTGACATATTAATGAACTAGTTCGTTTTCAACTTCCATGTCAAGTGCAGCAAGATCAACTATGTGAGTTCCTTCTTCATCTAATATAACTATAATGTTGGTTCCTTGATTATTCTTTTTTGAAAAAATAATAGGAATTAAATTGATTGGTCTATTCTCAAACCCTAATGCTTCGATAACAGTTGGAAGGTAGTGACACATCCTTTCGAATGTGACACCCTCCCCTCTTGCGATTGCGATTGAATCATCTGCTATGTCATCACACTTTTCGCACATTACAATCTTTCTCCATTAAACGTCTGCACCACACCATGTTTGTTTTGACTCAGGTTCTTTGTAACCACCGCCCTAAACATCCACCCAAAAGGAAACGTAATTTCTTCTGGTAACACAATCAAATGATATTGATTGACTGTGTTGTGCATTCTACTCTCTTTTGGAAAAATTTGAAATGCATCTGTTTCACGACCGCACAATCTATTTTTGATTGTCTGTAAGTCTTGCCAACTGGTAATTGCTTTCTTATCTCTCCGTTTTATAGAAATCCAAGTGCATCTACCTTTTAGTTCTTTGCTGTGAACCATTTCGTCAGCTTGTTCATTTCGCATTACTGATACTTGATACATATCATTAATCCAAGTTTCATTTAACCACTCATTTTTCAAACGCTCTTTAACTTCTTCCAAAGGCATTTTAACTTTCATTGCCTTTATATATTGTCGAGCTTGTTTATCCAAAGACTGATCATCCATTGGCTCAACAGGGACAAGCCGAAGCCTGCCCCCTTGAGGATTTACTTTACCTCTTTCCATCTTAGACCTCATTCACTTTCATAGCGTGTTCTAAAACTCGATACCTTTCGGTCTGATTAAGATCAGCTATAACCGCCAACACCTTGATCGCTTTCTTCCTCACATCCTGTTTGGTAAAAGTATATTGTCTTGGCTTTCGATTTGCGTCTTTGATGAAATCATCCAAATGTGGATTATTCTTTTTCAACTTATCAAGTTGATCATCTGTAAAATCTTCTAGTCTCATTCGCACTCCTTTTTTTACTTATACTATAGAGTACCATTTTTTAAAACAGATGTCAACAGCTAATGTTACCTTATTTAAAAAGGTTTTTAACAAGTATAAAAATATTCTAAAAATAATTAACAAAAGGGGTTGACGTTTGTTTTTAGGTATGCTAGTCTATTTGTATAACAAAAAAAGGAGGCGAACCAATTTGTTGTAGCGAAAACCTAAAGACACAAAAAGCGAGAGTAAGCTCCGTCTGTATGAGTTGAAATCTATGTCTAAGCAAGGTGATACAGCCCCGCCACTACCAAAAGTCCTAAGTAGTGGGGAAGCAGTGAAGCGACCACAAAAAAAGCTAGGCATTTTAAGAAAGGAATAGAAAGTGAATTTAGTCAAATACATGACAAATATGTGGGAATACAAAGAAGGTTTCATTCAGTGTAATGGTAACAGTGAATGGATTGGTTTAGACAGCAATGAACAAACCATTGTTAGAAAATCGAACATGAAAGATGTAAAATCTGCTTTGGATGAAATTTTCAAATAAATTTTTAGGAGTGCGAAAAAATGAAAGTATACTCAAATGGTGAAGGATGGTTCAATTTAGATTGGAACCCAAAAGATTATAAGACAAAAGCTAGTGCAGCTAAAGGATTGTACAAAGCGATCTGTGACTTGTGTCACAAACTTGGATATGATCCCAAACATGAGGTTTGGATTAAAAATCCACAAGAATCATTAGAACATGGATACGTTGGAAAAGCATGGCACGTTTCTTGGGAATGTGGACCTTTCGAATGGGCTTGCGGTGTTTTTGCTGATGGCCAATGGGGTCATTGCGAAACCTATTGGGGTTTTGATTTGGCTTTTTATGAATAGTGCTTGGAGGAAGCAATGACAAATAATCAAACAACTTGGACTAGCGGTTATTTTAGAAAAACTGGAATTGGTTATCAAAAAACAGATACCAGTAAAAAAGCTGCATCTAATAATACAGAAGCAAAATTAACAATAAGAGATCGAGTTTATCAATTACTAGAAAACTCGAACACTCCTCTGACCACTGAGGAAATAAGTTGGATTTTGAAACGTCCTTATGGGAGTGTTCAACCTCGATTGAGTGAATTGCAGAATAGCGGCAAAGTCATTGATAGTGGATTGAGAGGAAAAACTCAGTGGGGCAAATCTTGTATTAAATGGAAAATAAAATAGGAGAATGATATGTTAGATTTTACAAATCCCTCTTGGGATTTCCCAGTTGAATTACAAGAAACTTATGATCGTCATGGTAATAAGATTGAAGGTAATCGTGTGGTTGTTCGTACTGATACTGGTGAACACATGAGTCGTGGAGTTGGTGATAGATACAAAATCATAACCCATAGTGATGTTGTCAACAGCATCATGGATTCTATTGATGACGTAGCTAATACTCTTGGAACTTCTTATGAAGAGAAGTTTCATGTCATTGACGGTGGTAGAAAACTTCGAGGCGAGGTAAACTTTCCTGATTGGAAAATAGAACCACAAGTAGATGACATCTGCACATTTAGAATTCAGTTTTATAATTCATATGATACAACTTGGGCATTCCAACAATCCGCGGAAGCGTTTAGATTGTGGTGCAAGAACGGTTGCACTACTCCAAACACTGTAGCTAAGACTTGGGCAAAACATACAACTCATGTATCTGTTGAATCATCATCAGCAAAAATCTTGACAGGTTTTGAAGCGTTTAAACTTTCAGACACTTTATTTAAATCATATGTTGATTCTAAAATTGACAATGAAACCGCAGAGTCATTTCTCAATGATATGTTGTGTAAAGTAAAACAACGAACAAAAAATCCTGATCATATTCAATTTAATAAAAAAAGACGAGAAGAACTTTTGCGTATGTGGGATGAAAACAGAGCTAACATTGGAAACAATGTTTGGGCATTGTATAATACATTGACTGAATGGGCTACGCATACGGATCACTTGGGAAATCCAGAGAACGCTCGTAGATTGCGAGAGAATGAAATTGCAAAAGCAATGCACACGGATCGATGGTACTCCTTATAATGGTGACAAAAATATTTCTAAATGTCACTTGTGTTATTTAATTTAAAAAAAGTTATAAAATAATTAAAAAAGGTGTTGACATAGTTGACACCTTTTGTTACTCTGATTGTAGGCAATATAGGAGGCAACAATGCCATATACAAAAAAATTCTTAATGAGCAAGACTGCAGCAACTAAAAGACTTGCTAGATTAAACGGCACAGTACCAAACGGTCACATTGCGGTTCATGTTGAAATCAATCAACCATTTACAGTAGCACCTCTTATGGAGGAATTTGATGCTCGCGATATGAGTCATGCAATGGCTATTGCGGAAGCATGGATTGTTCACATGAATGCAGTCAGTGTTGGTTTTCATTACATGAATGAAGATGCATCATTAGAAAATGTTTCTGGCATTGTAGATTTTACTGATTTTGTTGACGGTGAATTCCAACGTGATGATCAAGAAGAAAATCTAGGAGAGTATCCAGATGTTAAGGCACTACAAGAAGTAGAAGCTTGGTTAAAAAATGATGTAAATCTGGAGAAGATATAATGGATCGACAAGATTACTGGATCGCTTTCCTGTTTGCGATTGCAATGGGATTAGCGGTCATATTTATGGATAGTTTTTTTGTAATACATTGAGGAGTGCGACATGGCAAAAAAGCCGTTAATGGAAAGTCAAAGACAAGCTTTTTTAAAAAGAAGTGGTAGTCCAATAGGACTTCCCGAAACAAACAAAAGAGCACAAGAATATTGGGAAAACACATTGAGTCCTAATGACCCATCTAGATTTTGGTCAATAAACCAACCTAAGACATTTAGGGAGCGTCATGAGCTCAGTCTTTATGAACGTGTTCTTGGTGGTCTTTCTACACCACAAGCAAGCATGAAAGATATGTATAAATTAAGCAAGGGGAAAAACAGAAAACAATTTCTGTATTGGTGTAGACAAAATAGAATTGCATATTCCCAATGTGAGAGAATTACACTTTCAGATAATTTTGTCCGAAATGCTGTTGAACTTGCATATTCTTATCCAAAATACATCATGCAACTTTTCCCAAAAGCTATTCCCTGTTTTGATCAAATGTTCATTGAGTGGAATGAAATGGTAAGATGGGAAGCCTTACAAAAAAAATTTGAAGAACTTGGAATACCTGTTGATGCAAATGAAAGTTGTGTTGCAAATGATGTAGGTTATTACATCAACAAGTTAGATAATAACATTTTTACCGATCATGCTTTTGGTTTTGTTTTTTCAACCTGTGATTCAGAGGATAAAGGTGATGGTCGTAAAAGTGGACTTCAATTAAACATGGCACATCATGGATGGGTAATTGATTTCGGTGATGATGCTAATGTGGAGCATATGCCAAATTATGATAATGAAGAAACTCTACGTCTTTTTGTTGGCGGTGCATATAATAAATTATTTAAAGATGATGAAGGTATTCATAGATTGAAATCACTTCAAAAACATTGCGCTTTGCATATGAATGAATGGGGTGATCTTATATGGAATACTGGACTTAAAGATAAGTGGACAGCAAATGAACACGCTATTAATAGTGCAAATGGATATGATGGTGACTTCCGTTTTATCGTAGCAGTATTTTCTTTGTTAAATTATCCACGATATGTAAGAGAATTTATTCGACCAAAGAAAGTAAATGCGCCTGTCATATGGGGCAAGAAGCCACCTCAATATGAAACTAAGGTAATTGAAATTGAGTTACCTAAAAGCGGTGTAAATGTTTATCACCAATTGTTTACTGGACACGGTACACCAAAAAGACAGCACGTAAGGCGAGGTCATTGGCGTATAACAAAAGACCCTCAAGGACGTGTAAAAGATCGTAAATGGATACAACCTTGTATTGTTGGCAATCCTGATCTTGGAATAATTAACCATGAATATGTTTTGAGAGTGAAGCAAGATCGTGACAGACGAAATTTACAATAAGGCATTATCAGAATATAGACGAGCAAAACGCGAAATGAAAATTTCCAAAATCAAAATGTATGCAGACTCAGGATTTACCTTAAATGCTACTTCTGAAATTCTTCAAATCAATCCTGTTCAACTGAGAACATTTTGTTACAACAATGAAATTCAATTTAGAAAGGCACATAATGGAAAAAAAACAACTATCAGAAAATGACAAAGCTTTTCTAAGGTTTCTTAAACAAGAAGTTGATTACTGGGAAAAAGAAAGATGGCGTGATGATGCAAGTTCAAACGCCACAAATAATTATTATCAGGCTAAAGAAGAACTTAAAGATTTTAAAGCTGAACTCAGAAAAAAGGGTTATAACATATGAATTACATTGAGGCATTTAAAAAGAAATTTAATAGATTACCTACAGAAGAAGAAATCGCTATTCTTATGGAAGCCGTAGCAGATCAAGAACAAACAAAATTTCAAAACAAATCTTTGAAATATCGGCACAACGGATTTGTAGAAAATCGTTATAAGGGAAATCGTGGGGAAGTATAGGAGACCTTCCCCCGAAAAATAATATTCAAAGAGGAGAAAAGATACAATGCTAAAATATTATACAATCATGGTTTTAAGCTTTTTTATTGAAGGCGAAGAAACAAAATATCATTTGGTTTTCCCAAGCTACGATACCTGCTCACATAACAAAGCTAGAATAAGAGATACCTTTGTTCCATTTGCATCACACAAAAATGTTCACGTTTATTGCAAAGGATCAGATGTTGCTTCTAATGAACTGGTGAAGCCAAAGCCTCGTCCTTATACGCTTTATCAGTAAATTGTTCTGGTTTCAAACCTGCCATTGATACTAACCTAGTTAACTCTCGCCTTCCAAGGTCTGTAAGTTCTAGGTTATTGTCATAATTAGAAACAAAACCATTTTCAGTTAGATCATTAAGGATTGTATCATATGGACGACGACCACAAACAAAAGCAATTGGACCGCCTAACCTTACTAATTGTCTTTGGGAAAGCTTACCTGTGTATGCAATTGAGGTCTTCATTTTAACCAATTATATATTTTGTAAGTTTCTTCTTTTCTGTGTTTAAGACCGTTATAACCGCCATTAATTCTTTTTGTGAGTGTTTTGATTGTTTCATCATTTACCCCCTGATCACAAATATCCCAGAGCTTGTTTCTTTTGAAAAACCAAATCGCGCTTTCCATTGGATAATCACTAGAAACCAAATCTGGGTCTGACATTATTTCTGGTAAATTCATATCTGCACAAAATTGATCGTAATTGTTCTTGCCTGTAACTTGCAGAAAGCCTCTACCGCGCCATAAATAACCTTGACCGTCATTACCCATCCGATTGCCATAAACCTTATCAGCAAGCGCCTGAGGGTTTCTGGCACACTGCTCTGCATCACTTTGAGTCTTAAAATACTTACCAAATACTTTTAAGATAGCTTCTGTCGAATAATTTAAATTTTCTTCAGTATATTTAAATGTTCCAGACTCATGAACAAGTTGTCCTAGAAAATGTGATCCACGCTCTGCATTAAGTACATAATGATTGCAAATTGCTCTTGCGGTATTAGGACCAAAAGAACCATCTGCATTTGTGCCTATTTTTTCTTGTAACTTTTTAAGAGATTTTGACATATTTTTTCCTTCG